CAACCAGTCCAGAGATAGGAGTGATGGTGGAGCTAGTAGCGCCGCCAGTCACAGCAACCTTGAACAATTGGTCAGGATCATCAGCGACATAAGCCATGATGTCTGAAGCAACAACGCTACCGGGGTAGTAGTTGGTGAACAGTATTTGACCTGTGCTTGGGTTGGTGTAAGTGCAGCCAAGGAAGACGCCAACCACGCCTGTCGCGGAGACAGTAGTAGTGCCGGTTTCTTTGACAATCACGCCGCTGGAAATACGAACGATATCACCGTTGTAAATCGCAGTGCCGTAGTTGCTTGCGATCGGGAGTTCACGAGTTTGACCCGCAAAAACCTGACCACCGATCAAGTTGATCGGCTTTAGCCCGTAAGGGGCATTTACCGTGGGATAAGCCATTTTTTAAGCTCCAAAAAGATTAAGTGCCTTTGCCAAAGCTTGTCGTGGATTTACCTTCTTTAAAGATGGGCATCCGCGCGTCGCTTTGACGCATTAAACCGTTGTCCACAGACTCCGCTTGAGCTTTTGTTTGTCGCAAGAAATGCGCATTTCGTTGCTCAACTAACTCAACAGGGGTCTTGCAAAGCAACAGCCCGTCAATCTCGATATTGTTTTTGAAACGACTATCAGGATCAACTAGCAGTTGAAATTTCGGCTGTTCTTCAACAGTTACGGGTTCCCAGCCTTCACGCATCTTCATGGAGAAGTTCTTTGGATCACGCTTGCCATTAAAAGAAATCCGAATCCATCTGTACGCGTAGCCCGGGGCCTTGTCAGGTTCCGGCAGCAACTCCGCAGGACGCCACTGCGTAGGGCGTTCTTGCATTGTTCGGCTAGTCATCTCGCGTTGTAATCTGCTTTCATTTGCCATTTCAGGCCTCCAGTCTCATTTTTTCACGAGCGTACTGCTCGTTGGTTAACCCCAATTTCTTTGCCAAACCGGCTTCGGTTTTACTGAGCACCACTTGTTTGGGAGCGGTACTGCGCTTGGCGGGGGCAACCACCGTGGCTGGCTTTGTACGTTGAGGTTTAGCCTCATCGTTTGCAGGAGATGAAGCGAATTCTTCTGGGAACCGCTTCTTAACTTCCTTGTCGATACTGCTGAAATATTCATCAGTACCAATAAATCCTCTACCGTAGCGTTCTGCTAAATCTTCGTGGACTCCTTCAGCATACTTGCGCATGGCACGTTTGCTTTGGTCAACAAACCAAGGGTTTCTGGACACCCAGTTTGCGACCTTCGGATCCATTTGCTGTTCAGCAGCAGGCCTTTGTGGAGTAGTTTGTACATCAATTTCTTCGTTTTGTACAGTGGGTCTGAAATTTTTAGCTTTATCAAGCTTCATCTCAGCACGAACTAGCTCTTTCTGAGCCGCCAAAAGCCTATCAGAATCACCAGAGTCATAAGCCTCTTTGTAGTTCCGTTCAGCTTTATCAACTTCCATTTCCGCAGAACTCTGGTAAGTAGAGATTAACTCTTTCTCGCCAGTCTGTATCATGGACTTTAGCTTTTTGTTCTCGTCTAGGATACGTTGAGCAACTGTCAGGGCTTCCTGCTGTTCACGGAAAGCCGCCTCTTTTGCCCGACGTTCGTCGTGCCAAGCCTTCTTGTACTGCTTGAACTTGGTTTTGACGTTGTTCGAGTAGTCCTCGGATTCGTCTACTTTCTCAAGTTCGTCTTTGATGTCTTCCGGCAACGGTTCGACGTGGCGGTCTTCTGGAGGAGTATCGTCAACGATCTCAACCTTTAACTCCTCGTCATCCTCTTCAACGGATACATCGAGTTCTTCTTTGTCGTCCCGTTCATGCGGGAACTTGTAGTCTTCATACTGCGTTGCCATAGCTTCTCCTTATTTACGGCGGATGCCGCGAGGATCTTCTACAACACCTTCGACAGAGTCGTCGTTGATGATGCGAAACTCACGATCGTGGATGATTAATCGAGTGCCTGCATGGGGGCGGATCAGAATGAAATCGCCTTTTTTGCACCAAGGGCCAGTTGGAAACTTTGCCTTGTCCATGTAGCAGTCTGGGCCAAGATCAACCACAAATAACACCGTGGTGAGAAGCTCGTCAGTACGAACAGTTTCATCAGCTTTGATGATGCCGCCGTCATACTCTTTTTCCTGTTCAGGAATTGCACACAGGATCTTGTAGCCGCTAGGCTTTGGCAACTGGGTTGCCTTTTCTTCCGCTTTCTTGTTCAGGATTGCCGATAAATCGACCGCCCGTCCAAGGTCTAGGGTTTCACTCATCCGAGTTCTCCAAGTTTTTTGTCAGGTCTGTGATGAATCGACGTGCTGTGAGTAGACCTGTAACAACCCCACATTGCTCACAGTATTCCTCGTAGCTCTTGGCAGATTTGGATGCCAAGGACTCCTCGATATATCTGATTTGCTCGTCAATTTTGTTGGTGACAACGCCACCGAATTTCATAAGTTCGTACATCAATCCCCTTTCTTAGCCGGTTGTTTTTTCTGGGCCTGCTGCTCGCTCTGACGACGCTGGTTCTCCAGTTGCTCTCTGTGTTTCGACATCTCGATACCCATGCGGAAGCCTTGCTCTTCCTGCTTGGTTTCACGCTGAAGCTCATTGTTTTGATACTGCAATGCAAGCTTAGATCCTTCAGTCTCTTGATTGGCCTCAATACGCTTGAGTTCAACTTGGATCTGAGCCATCTTCGCCTGCATATCCTGCATGTCTTTCTGAGACTTGCGTTGCAGATCTTGCTGCTTGATCTCCAGCTCTTTCTGTTGCAACTGGATGAGCGGGTCTTGCTGCATCTGTTGGTTCTTCTGCTGCTGAGCTTCTTGCTGGTTCTGCTGGAGCAACTGTTGAGACGCCTGTGCCGCCATCCGGGACACTTGGACTTCCATCTCAGGAGACATCTCGGCTTCATCCTGCTCCTCGTTGTAGGGAGGCAAGGCTTGACCCATAGTCATCTCAACTTGCTTGCGGTACTCCATACCCAAGTGCTCAAAGACGTGCGCCATCATTGCCGCCTGAAGTGCCTGTGCCATCTGCGGGTTCTGGCCCACGATGCTTTGCACTTTCGGGTCTTGCATCGCTGACATGTGGACAGCAATGTGAGCCTGATGGTCTTGGTAGATGAACGCCTTGGCTGGCTTGTTCTTGAGGATGTTCATGTTCTCTGTGACTGGGTCACGAGGCTTCATGTCCTCATTCATCGGCACAAGTTTCTGGTAGTTCTTGATGCCCAGCACGTCGAGCATCTGACGGTGCAGCAATGGCAGGTCATACAGTTGAGGCGCAGTTTGCGCCAACTGCAATGCCGCTTGATACTGGACAACCTTCTGAGCCATCGTCGCCGCATTGGGGTCGCTGACAGGGATCACATCCACCAAGTCATAGTCAGACTGTTTGGCTTTACGACCGCCCTCAACAGGCTCGTAGTCATACTCCTCGGGGGTGTAGTCACGGATGATCTCTTTCAAGAGCTTGAACTCTTGCTTCATCGAGTGGTGGATACGCGCCTGAACAGCAGACATCGTCTTCAACTGACGCTCAAGGATTGCCAGAGTTGTGCCTACTGGAGCCTGTGCAGACATGTCGGATGTCTGAAGCTCAACAGCGCCAGCAAACTTGCGGCCTTCCTCGATGATCTGGTTGAGCAACGAAGCCAGAACTTGTGACGGTTCTTTGTATGGCAGCGGCATCAGGTTGTCCCTGATCGTGCCACTTGGGACGTCAACGTCTCGGAACTCTCCGGGAGTTATTGGTGTGTCGTCACCTTTGGTACGAAGTCCTCGTGTTTTGAAACCACCCGGTAAATTCGATAAAGTACCAGCATCAACAAGTTGACGGAGAATAGAAGTACCAGACTTGGCGAAAGCACCAATAAGATGAATAAGCCCGAAAGCATAAAATCCAAAGCCCGGGATATAGTAGTAATGCACGAAGTGAGTGCGCTTGTGACATAGTTCATCTTCAGGTCTCCAGTTTCTGCGTATCGCTAACACCTCTCCAGTGCTCTTTTCAATCGTCACGATGTACGGCAGCGCCAAGCCCGTCTCTTCGCCTTCGTCATCTTTGTGCTCATAGCCTTTCAAGTCCAACTCGACCTGCATCTCCAAGAGCTTGAAGCGATCATCTTGTGAAGCCCGAAAGCCCAGCTTCTCAGCAATCTTCTTCTCCACCTCGTCCATCACATTGTTGGGCTCACCCAAGTCAATGTCACGATAGAAGCCTTCATGCTGGAGACGCTTAACCTCGTTCTCTGTTTTGCGCATCACATGGGTCACACGTTCTGCTGCTTCCAAACTTGAAGCACCGTACGGCACAACAACGTCCTCAGCGGGGCAATACATCGACACCTGACGGCCCAAAGCTGGGTCGTAGTACACCTTCTTGAACGCGTTACCAGCAAGGCCCAAGCCCCACAACATGCGCTCATGCTCAGGCCGGTACTCGTACATCACGTCAGTCAACTGATGGTTCATGTCATCTTGAACACGCTCAGAAGCTTTCTTTGTATCAGGGGTCTCTTTGCCGATGATCTTTGTCTTGACCGGCCCAGCAGCGGGGAAGGTCTCCATCATGGTCTCTGCTTGGAACTTCACAACCGCTTCGCTCAGCAGTGGGTGATACACGCCACATGCGCCGGGCCAAGGCTCCATCCGGTCTTCCAGCTTCATGCCCAAGAGTTCTAAGCCATCGACGTAGGTCTGAATCCACTCTTTGCGACTTGAGATATCTGTCTCGTAGTCCTGCATCAGATTGTTGGCGAGGGCAGCAAGCTGGCCCTCATCCATCTCCTCAGCCAAGTTCTTACTGAACTCAGCGTCGTCCTCTTCGCCCTTCTCAATATCAATCTCGAAGCCGGGGCCTTCAATACTCACCGCTTCAGGATCTTCAATCGTGATCTCGATCGGCTCCTCTTCAACTCCCAGCTGGTCGAGTCCTTGAGGAGCAGCGTAGAGGCCCTTGGCCATGTTGTTTGTTGCCATCATCTATCCTTCGGAATTAGTAGTACGCCGCTTTTTTGCGGTACTTGTATAGGAAGTCTTCTTCTGGTTCATCGGTGTCGAGACGGATGAATCCACCCTGACGGAACCTAAGCAGCGCCAGCGTTGTGGAGTCTACCAAGTCATCGTTCGTTCCGCTAGGGAAGTCGTTGCACTCCTCTATGACATCCTTGGCCCAGCGCCGTTCCGGTGCGAACACCACCCCACCGTGGAACAGACTGGAAACTGCGTTGACCCGCGAGATCTTGTCCTGCCCTTTACCGGGGGTGAACTCCTGCACTGGGATGCCCATCCTGCGCATCTCCTGATAGAGTACCGACCCGCTGGACTTCTTCTCCACCATGAACGAATCTGGTTGCCACTCCTTGTACTCCTGTAGCACCAGCGCTTTCAGATCCGGGTACTCCAGCCGCTTCTTGATCGCATTCAGGAGAATGACCGCGTAGTTGTTCGTCTGCTCATTGAAAAACACCCCCCAAGTCGTCAACGCGTTGTAGTCAGACCGGTTGTTGGCTTCCTGCGCCGCATCCAGACTCATGATCGTGAACTCACACGAGGGCGGCTCGTCCTTGTCCCAGATCTGCCACCACTCCCTCTTAATAAGAGCGCCCTCTTCGGACACAGGGTTCTGCATGTACTGGGCATTCCAATATCTGATATCCAGCGCCGCTTTCTTGGCGTAAAGCTCCTCAACGGGCCAAAACTCGGGCCACAGAGCCTCTCCATCCTCTTTAATGGCTGGAAACTCGACCACTTCCCACTGATCGACGCCATCTTCCTTGTTCATCTGGCTGACAATCTGGCCAGTCAAGTCCAGCTTCGACCACCGAGTCATCACAACAATGATTGCACCGCCCGGCATCAGACGTTGCAACGGGCCAGACTGAAACCACTCCCAAGCAGGAAGAAAAACATCCGGTCTTCCAGTTTTAGCGTCTTGTTCAGAGTGAGGATCGTCAATAATGAATAGGTCAGCACCGCGCCCAGCAAGAGCGCCACCCACACCAATTGCAAAATACTCTCCTTGGAAGTTTGTACCCCATCTGGACGCCGATTTCGAGTCAGCTTGCAGCTCAACTTGGGGGAAAACGTCCTTGTAGGTGTCCATCCCGACCAAATTCCGCACCCGCCGACCGAAATTCACCGCCAAATCAGCGGTGTGGGAGGCCATGATGACCTTTTTATGGGGGTGTTTGCCCAAAAACCATGCTGGCGCAAGGTATGAAATCAGCTCTGACTTCCCATGACGCGGTGCAATATTTACAATCACCCGCTTCTTCTTGCCGTTGGCGATATCTTCGAAGATTTGGGCCAATTTCAGGTGGTGAGGGCCTACTTTGTACCCCGGGTAGACGTGTTTGACGAAGTCAAGGAACGAATCCTTGCTCAAATTCTGCGTCATTTGGGCATCATAGGTCTTGAGAAGCTCAAGAGTGCGCCTTTTCTGTTTGTCGGGCATCGTCGGCAGTGCTTGCCGTAGTTTGAACAGCTGTTCTGGAGAGAGTTGTGGGAGTCCAATCATTCGCTCTTAATTTCAGTCCGAATAATCTCACGGGCTTCGACATCTATCGCTTTGTCTTCGAGCTTAGTCAAAGTGTCCAAGAGTTCCTTCTCGACTTCCTCGATCGACATAATCTTATGCGTCACTTCACTGCGCTTCTTGAAGGCATCCACGCCATCAACCTCGCCTAATTTAGATATGGCGGTGATGCGAGCCTTGGAGTCCTTGGCATTCTCGATCTCCATTACCAGCTTGTTGACCACGTACAGCTTGAAATCAGCCAGCTCATTCACGATAGATACGTTCATCTGAGCCACCATCCCAGCCAACATAGCCAGCGTCTCATTCGGATACTGGGCAAAGTCTGGTCTGTGTGCTGGGTTTGAGATCATCTCTCGAGCCAGCTCTTTGGCTTGGTCGGCATTGCCTTGTGTGGGGATCAACGGCTTGCCTGTCAGATCTGACATCAGCTTCACCACGTTGGCACGCATGGTGAGTTCTTCAGAAGGCGACAGTTCAGGGAACGCATCAGCGGCGTTCTTTGGCAGAGGGATGTTTTCCTCTATGTGCGGCATTATCGGTTCTGACATGTCGGACTTGTGACTCCGTG